TGGCCGGCCAGTCCCCTGGACAAAACGGCGGTGGGCAATGTCGCCTCACCTAGCGTGGGCGCCACGACGATTGATTCGGGCACCACCGCCACCACGACGCAGGGCGAGGAATTGTGGATAGCGGCGCTTGGCTACGTCTCAGGCGCGCAGACCGAAAGCAGCATCACGGCGGGCTGGACCAAAGATCAGGAAGTCGTGAAAACCAGCGGTACCGCCTACACGCTGACGATGCTGCACGAGGCCGCAAGCAGTACGGGCGCCGCGCACTGCTCGTATGCCATTGCGGTGTCGGAACAGTGGGCGGGCGCCGTGGCAACCTTCAAGGACACCGTCGCGCTCGCGCTTGCCGTCACCATGGCCGGAGTTGGTAGGCTCTCCGGCGCGATCTCTGTTCCCCTGGCGCGGCAGCTGTCGGGGAGCATGGCAGGTGCAGGCGCGCTGTCAGGCGTCATCTCGGTGCCGGTGCCTGGCAGCACGTACAGCATGTCCATCGGCGGCTTCCTGGCAAATGTGCTCAAAACGTCGCTGCTTGCCAAATCGACGGTCGGGAGGCGCGGCGAACTCAGTTGCACGGTGTACGACGTGGCGGGCGCCGCCCACTACCAGCAGTACCAGCAGTGCGCGATCTACGACGCGACGGGCAATCCCGCCTGGACGGGCTATCTCACCAGTCCCGCCCAAAGCCAGCCAGGCTTCCAACCCATGCTGCTCACCACACTCACGGCCACCGACCAGCATTACCTGGCGGATAAGCGCGTGGTGTCGGCGCTGTACCGCAATCAGACCTGTGGCTACATCGTGGCTGATCTATGGACGAACATTTTGTCCTACGAGGGCGTCACCCTTGGCAGCGTGGCGACGGGGCCGATTGTGCCGGTTGCTAACTTTGGCTACTGCACGGTGGCGGCGGCCCTCGATGCCCTGGTCGCGGCGGCGTCCTCAAGCGGCGTGCCCTGGTACTGGATGATCGATCAGAACAAAAAGCTCTGGTTCGTGCCCTATACATCCGTCGTGGGGCCTGCCGTGGATGGCGCGCTGATTGACGATGGGCGGCTTTCGGGCGTGGTGCCAACCGTGACGCGCGCCAATCCGAAGTACCGCAACACGCAGGGCGCGGTAGGGGGCGTGCAGCAGACGGGCACCAACGACGAGACGCGACCCGGCGATGGCGTGAGTCGCGCCTTCACCTTCTCCTACGCGCTTTCGGGCGTGCCCTCGGTCTTCACCTTGAACGGGGCGGCGGTGACCCTGGGTATCAAAGGCCAGACGGGCTACCAGTATTATTGGGCGGCGGGCGATCCGGTGATTGCCCAGGACAGTAGCCAGGCGCTCTTAGTGAGTACCGACCGGCTGCGCATGGTCTACATCGGGCAGGTGCCGGCGGTCTTCACGGACAGGAATGCGGCGGCCATTGCAGCACAGGCGGCGCTTGATGGCACCAGCGGGATTGTGGAGGCGGTGCTGGTGGATAACACGCTGGCGACGGCCTCCGATGGGCTAGCGAAAGTCAACCAACAGTTGACGCAGTACTGCGCGCAGGGCGCGCTCTTGACCTTCGCCACGCGCGACACTTCTCTTGCGCTAGGGCAGCTAATCACCGTCACCTACGCGCCGCTTGGCTTGTCCGGCGCGCAAATGCTCATCAGTGAAGTCGATGCCAGCGACCAACAAGACGGGGTGAACCTGTGGTTTACCGTGAATGCCGTGCAGGGACCTTACGATACCAGCTGGACGGACTTCTTCGGTAACCTGTTCCGACCGAACACGATTGCCAATAGTATCAACCTGGGAGTGTCGCTCAACGTGCCGCTGGCGCCGTCAACCACACTGGCGCCGTCGGACACGCTCGCGCCAGGCTAGAAGGAGGAACATATGGTCTGGGTCAACTATGCCAATACCGGGCCGTTTACCAACAATGTGACGCCGCCCGGCATCAACGCCACGTTTCTGGGCAATATCGAGAGTTTCCTCGACCAATTCAGCACGTCGGTCGTGGCCGATAACAACATCACGACCGACCTGTCCGGCAATATGGTGGTGACCTCGGTCAAGGCGCGGCTGTGGAGCAAGTCCGGCCATTCGCTGGTCGACTTTAACTTCGGCAGCGTGAACGCCACCGCGGCTGGGGTCGCCGTCACGCATGGCCTGAAAAATGTCGCCGGGGTCGCAACGGCGCCAGGCACGATCCTGGTGACGGCCAATTCCGGTACAGCGAACGTGACGGTGGTCGCCGGAGGGGTCACCACCACGACGTTCACCGTCTTCAGTTCGGTCAACATCAATGTGTGGTGGCTGGCGCTCGCGGCGAGCTAGCGGGAGAGGAGAGACGCATGGCACAACTCATTTTAACGCTCGTGTTTTACGCCTTCCTGGCGGGCATCTTCGCGCTCGTGTTTCTCATCTGGCTGAGTTCCGCCCGCGAGCGGCAAAAGCTCTCACAGGCGCTGGTGGACGCCACGCGCGCGTCTACCGAGGCGGCCAAGGACGCGGCGGAAGCGGCGCGGCTTCTGGCGGAGAGGATGCACCCGTCGTGAACATCGTTGATGCAGCGCCGCTCTTGCTGGCCTTTCTCGCGTTGTGCGGGGTGATTGGCGGTTTCTTTGCCCTGAAAGCGGGCTACTTCCAGCAATCGGGCACGGCCCAGTCGCAGGCCATTGCCGCGCTACAGGCGCAGGGCGAGGCGCAAGCGGCGCAGATTGTCGCCTTGAAAGAGGCGGCCAGACAATTGAAGCAAGTTGTGAGTGCCATTCAGCGCCTGGAAGAGAAGCGCGGCGTCACGATTGAGATCAACGGGGAGTTCGTAACGCTGATCGACAACGGGGACAGACGCGAACGCACGCTGCGTATCCGCATCGAACCGGAACCCAGCAGAGAGACGGATACACCAGCCTAACATGTTACGTCACCTGTTCTCTCATTGTTAGTACATATAAAGGAGGAAGTTATGCACACGTTACTTAATCTCGTCCAGCCCCATGCCGTGACCATGTTCGTCCTGGCACTCATTTGTCTCGTAGGCTACGGCTATCCAGGCTACAGGGGACGCGCTACAGGCGGCTTTGTCTGGCTGCTCTGGCTTATCGGCGGGATCATGGCGATTGTCGCATGGGTGATACTCATTTTCACGTAAAGGGAGGTGGCGATGTTACAGCAACCGACCGCCGTCAGGCCATTCGTGAGGAAATTTGTCATTTTTCTTGCGGTTGCAAGAACGGCAGGCTATGACAATATTAGAGGGATAGTTTGTGCCGCCACGAGACAGGGGAATGACGTGATCTATCTCATAGTCTTTTCCTGCTTTTTGCTGGCAGTAGTAGCACCGTCCCTTCTGATTAGTATATTGCCGCCTTATATCAGCAGCAATAAAATGTCCCTCTGCCTCACGCTGAATAGCGCGTCGCTTAATGACATAGGCACGTCTGTATGCTTTACCCGCCTCAGTTTGCCGCCATTTCTTGTCGCGCTTTTGTATAGCCTGCTTATGTCGCTCATACTTAGTTTTCCCATACTGTTTCTGCTTTTCAGGGGTAGCTTTGCGGTATTGTTTTCGCAATTCTCGGTAGGGAATACCTCCATCCCGATCACGGTACCGCTTGCTCATAGCATGCAAACGAGCAGCATTCTCTTCCTGGTATCGTTTCTGTCTTTCCCTGATTTTTGCTCGCTCTTCAGGTTGACGATATTCTGCTTTTCTTTGTTCGCTTTTGCACTGCTTACACTGATCGCAGAGTCCATCGAGCCGTCCTTTATGAGAGTGGAAGTAATCCAAAGTAGCGGGGAGCAATTGCCTACATGGGCCTTTACATTGCTTCGAGGGGGCATCATGAGGTATAGTATCGTTCATGGTAAGGGTCACTCCTTATCGTCACGCACTGGGATGTTAGCGCATCGCCAGTGCAAGCCATTTTTGGTAACTCCATTATACCACAAAATGGCTTGGGAGGCTAGCTTATGACCGTTTTGCCTAACTTCCCTCTGGTATCACAGAGAACAACTATCACAAGTGACGGGAGAGTATCAGAAGACGCTCTGTATTTGTGTGTACCCGCCTCCATCGGCGCGGTCATGCTGTGGTTGGAGGGCAAATCCCAGTGGGATAGCACCATCAATCCTGACCTGCTGAAAGATAAGGCGTACGGTGAGAGTTACACCGGCGGCACGTCAGCATCGGCCTATGTCCAAGTCGTCAAAAGCATGGGCTTCGCGCTATCCAGTATCGACATGCCCGATAGCGCGTCAACCGTAGCGACGGCGCATATGTTGCTCAAGCAGAACGAACCGGCCATCTTTACCGAACTTGACCCATACGTTGATACCAGCCTGGACGCCTATAAGGATTGGACGCATGTGTGTGTATTTGTGGGAGCCGATGCGGGCGGACTCGTGGCGATGGATCCGTTTATCGCGCAGTTGGTCTACAAATCCGATGCGACCTGGGCGAACCTGCTCAGGGCGAATCAACTCTGGACAGTGGAGAAAATTATGAGTTTACCGCAAGGCTGGGTATACGAGGGAACGACGCTGCATAGCCCCGGCGCAGATCTTGTGCTGGGCTTTGCTACCTATGTCTATCAGAGGTTGCTCAAAGGCGCATGGGAAGCAGACGACTACCCGGACAAGCCGCAATTCTATGCGCCGCGGTTGGAGGCTTCCAATCCTGATCTTGGCGACGGCGATCAAGTAATCACGAAAAAGCACGTGTTGGGCTATCCGCACAATCCGGTGGGCGCCGTGGCACACCTGAAGAATACCGTCATTGAGGAGTATGTCGGGACAGAGCTAGCGTATACGCGCAATCAGTATGCCTCGCTCTATGCCGCCTATCAGAAGTTGCAAGCTGCACCCGCGCCAACGCAAGTAGCACCGCCAGTAGACCCTAGAGTCGCGCAGTACGCGGCAAAGCTGGCGGCGGTCAATTTGTTGTTGACCCAGGCGCTGGCGCAGGCCACGACGTGAGGTCGGGGATGTCACTCATGCGCCATTCGTACTCACTGACGGGGGCGATGTTGTAAATATGGTAAGCCAAATCATAGGCGTGTTGGGCGATGAGGGTTTCCAAGCGCTTGAGCGCTTCGGTACTGTCATAGGAGACACCACTTTGAATGGCATGGAGCTGATCTTCATATGTAGGAAAGAAGTCGACCACTTTGGTAATGTCTTGTATGAGCAATTTGGCAAAGCCTTGAAAATGCGTATCGCGTTCATTTGACATGATCGTTTGTCCTTTCGCTGCTGATTTTATAAGGAGAATTGTACCATGCAAAGCAATAATCCGTTTACCGAGGTCGGCGTCATCCTGATCTCGGTGTGCCTTATCGCGGGCGGCGTGCTGCTGCTCGTGCTTGGGAAGGTATCCTTCGCGGAGGCCATGCTGATGTTTGGGCTGGCAGCTACTATCTACGGCGGCAACGCTGCCCTCAAGGCCCCATCTCAGGCACAACAGGCGCAGATCGGCGCGATCACACAGCAAGCCCTGAATGTGTTGCCCCAGGTTGTGCAGGCCGCCGCAAGTCCGCCCGTGCCGGTACAAGCGCAGCCCATGCCAGTACAACCACAAGCACCGCCGGTGTACCAGGGAGCGCCGTCCGTGTCATCGCTTGAGACCGCGCCCGTACCGGTGCCACCACCACAATTACAGGGGCAGTTCAGCGCGCCATTACAGGCAGTTCAGCGCTAATCTTTTGAGAGTGAAACTACTGTCGGGAGACAGAAGGGAGCAAACCAATGGCAGGCAAGAGTGTGTATCTTGAAGATAAATGGCTCAATATGTGGAAGGGCACGGCGTTCACCTTCCCTGCGACCACCTACGTCGCGTTACTCACCACCAACCCGACCGACGATACGGGTACGGCGTTGGTGGAGGTGTCAGGCGGCGCGTACGCGCGCCAGGCGATTACTGGCAGTACCGGCTGGTCAAGCATTGCTCCGGTGAGCGGCGGAAGTGGGACCACACCGGAGCAAATGAGCAATGCGGCGGTGATCACGTTCCCCACGCCCACCGCTTCATGGGGCACGATTGTGGGCATCGCCTTGTATGACGCGGTGACCGCTGGCAACCTGCTGTACTGGGCCTCAATTTCCAGCCAGGCGATCGGCGTGGGAGTTGTGGCGTCCTTTGCCGCGAACACGCTTAAGGTTACTGATGACTAGTTGACTAATCTGACACAAAGCGTGATACGACGCGCGTGAGGATAGCAAGCGATGGTAACGGCGCTGACGATCTTTGGCTCGGCTAAACCTGCCACGACGCTCACAGGCGCGGGGCAACTCTTCACGGCATCCGGCGGGACGGTTGGCAGCACTTCCACCAAAGTCGGCACCACGGCGCAATTTGTGCAAATATTTGCGCTGGGATCGACGGCTGGCGCGGCGGGTGTCGCCAGCATCCCCGCGCCGACAGATGCGAATTTTGCGGGCTGGATGCTTGATGCCACCACGCTCGAAGCGCAGCGTCTCGCATCGGGCACCTGGACGATGACATTCAATGCGCTGGCGTCCAATGGCGGCACAATCACGGCAACGATGCAATTCTTCAAGCGCTCGTCAGCCGGGGTCTATACGTCCATCGGCGCGACCACTGGTTCGTCGGTAACGCTGACGACGACCTCAGCCAATATCCTGATCACCACGCCCTCCTTCTCCCTGATGGACTTTGCGGTGGGAGACAAGCTGGTCATGTGGCTGTGGTTCAATATCACCGTCGCCGGCACCAGTGCTACAGGCACCATGTCGATTAGAGAGGTGGGCAGCGCGGCGACATTGGGCGTCGTGTCTTGCCAGGCGGTAACGCCTGGGTTTTCCCCGTCTCCGGTGGCGCTTGCCGGAACAATGGACGGCGTGGGCACGCTTGCGGGAACGCTTTCCGCCAATACGGCGCTTTCTGGTGAGTTCGACGGGGTAGGGACGTGTGCTGCCACACTTTCAGCTACGACCGCGCTTTCCAGCCAGCTTTCAGGGGTCGGCCAGCTTTCCGGCACGCTCTCGACGACTGGCGGCGCGGCGCTTGCGGTCACATTGGCAGAGGTGGGCACGCTTGCGGGAACTATCCAGCTTTCTACGGCGCTCGCCACGACGCTGGCAGGGGTCGGCCAGCTTTCCGGCACGCTTGCGCTCACAACTGCGCTCTCAACAACGTGTGCCGGCGCCGGCACACTCTCAGGGACGCTCTCTGCCAGGACCGCGCTTTCCAGCACGCTTGCAGGAGCTGGGACGCTTGTGGGCACGCTTACGCTTTCCACGGCGTTAGCCGCCACGTGTACGGGAGCAGGGACGCTTTCCGGCGTCTTCTCGCTACGAGTGGCGCTGTCGTGCGCGTTCATGGGTGTGGGCACGCTAGCGGGCACGCTGAGCATTCCAGGGGCAGCGCGCTACCTCACGGCGACGTGGGTGACACGCGATATGCAGGCAACCTGGGTGACGCGCGATGATCTGGGAGCATGGAAAGGGCGAGACGCGCAGGCAGCGTGGGCGAGCCGCGATGAGAAAGACACCTGGAACACACGCGATGAACAAGAGAGTTGGACGACAAGGGGGTAGCATATGAGTTGGTCACCTATCAGCGTTGGCGACGGACGCGCCTCACATCACACCTTCACCACCGATAGCGGCGTTTTTGTCCTTACCGGACTACAAAACAGCAACATTGCGATGCATTTGGAGGACATTAACAATAACAATGCGCTGTACATTTGTACCGGCGCGTGGACCATCACCGACGCGGCGAATGGCAAGGCCGATTTCACCCCGTCTGCTGCTGATCTGCTCTCTACCAACCCGCTCGGTAAGCCTGGGTTGCACAAGGCGTACCCGGTGGTGATGCTCTCGTCGGGGCCGGTAGCGATGGATTCACAGCTATTAGCGGTGGTAGCCCTTCCTTAGTAGAGAGAAAAGAAAACAGGCCACTAGGTAGAATTGCTAGTGGTCTGTTTGTGTTGCCCAAACCCAAACGGGATGATAGGTGTCGCCCCCTGGGAGCTCGTCTAATCCTCGTTTCAATCGCAAACGCGATAACAGTCATTGATTGACTTCGTTTCGCTCGGCTCTTCCGTTCCACCTTATTTCAATCGCAGATGCGAGGGTTGAAGACTTGCAACCTCCATCTCATGCTGCCAATCCCACTGCTCTTGTGTGTTTCAATCTCAGATGAGAAGGATGAAGTGCTGCAACATTCGCGAGGCCCGCCTCAATGGGGGCCAGTGCATCAGTTTCAATCTCAGATGAGAAGGATGAAGTGCTGCAACTTCCCATTCACAATCGCAGGAAGTCACCGCATAGTAGTTTCAATCTCAGATGAGAAGGATGAAGTGCTGCAACTGGTGCAAGCCTGGGCCAGGAACAATATCGTTGGTGATGTTTCAATCTCACACGAGTGCTACAATACCAACTATACCCGAAACGACGCGCATGTACAAGGGCATTTTTGCGAGGCAGCGAGCTTGGAATTATCACCACTGCGAGCCTCGCAAAGCAGGGCTGGCGGGGGGAATGGTCAGCCCTGCCTGCGTTCTACTTGCTTGATGGCCGACAATCGCTGCACAATCGGCGTCTCATGACTCGTATCGAGTAGGGCGCCATACGCCTGATTGCGCTGCACCCAGGCATCGTTGCTCGCTTGCAGCGCGTCCAGTGTGGGCGGCTCCTCTTGCGGAAAGGGCGCCTGCCGCGTCAAGTCAATCCAGACGGAGGCGCGCGCTTCGCGGTCGGCCTGGTGATAGTGCCCCAGGCGGAACATGCTTTCAAGGCGATCCCGCGCTATATGGATATTGATGTCCGCCAACATGGCCTTGATGGGACGCGGCAGACGCAGCCCGCGTTCCCATTCCTCGGCGGTCACGCCGCCGAGAGCGTGGATGACCCAGGCCTTGAAGTCAATCATGGTTCTTTCACCTGTCCATGCGCGCTTAATTGCGCAAGCCCCTGCATACCCTCCTTTAGGACATCACCGAAACCATCCAGGAAGTCAGCAATCACCTTCAGCCGTTCCACGTAACCAGCATCGCCTGGCAAATCAATTTCCAGTGAATCCGCCATAGAACGGAGTTCTGCTATTGCCATTTCGAGCGTCATTTCTTCAGGTCGCATGAGTTTTCTCCTTCTGCCTCCACGCTTTCTCGAAGCAATCCTTTTGCAAGGCACGTGGCAATGAAGATACACATCAATTGGTGCCCCTCTTCGGCTGCCTTTCGGCTGCTATAGCGTTTCTGGATATCGATGCCACCAAAGAATTGAGCAAGGATACTCCGGTCATCCGTCTCTGAAAGTTCCATCAATCTTGTGAGTATCGCTTCATCGGCAAAGACCATCGTTTCCCACAGCACAGGCGACCCGCCTTCCACGGATGAGAAGCTATGGTCTATCCCCAAGAAAACGGTGGAAACCCGAATGTCCCCGAACCAGGTATTGCCGATATGCCGTTCTGCCGCCTCAAACCAACGCGCATACTTCATGAAGTCCGGCTCCAAGACCGGCTCGCCCTGTTCATTAAGGATATAGTGTCCGATCATGGCTCACCTTCCTTTTTGAGCATGTAGAGCGTTTGCTGGCTCTGTACGATCTTGAGGATATTTACCCGCGCTTCCGGTGTCCAGGGGTCGCCTGGTTCACTCAGCACATTGATACGAGTGGTAATCCAGGCTTCAAATTGTGCGTCGGTCGCCTCTTTCGCGTTCACACTTTTCCACCGTCCAGCGGTATCTTGCGCGCGAAAGTAGATGCGCTCTAAATCATCGAGCGTGATCGATTCTTGCTCACTCATCCCTCTTGCTCCTTTTGCGGACGTGTCGGCTTGGTCGTGTCTATGCGCCTGGTGGGCACGGTACGCGGTTTCGAGAGCGCTTCGGCCAGCTTGCCCCGTAGCATCTGCCGCTCTTCTCGGCACTTGCCCAACTCATCCTCACTCTCAGCAAGCGCGGCGGCCATCCTCTCCCTGAGCGGGTCAGTGGCCGCCGCTTGCAGTTTCCCTACTTCCTCAACAAGCTCAGCATTGCGCGTGTTGAGGCGATCACGCTGCTTGCGCGCATCATCGCGCTCTCGGATGTGCCGCTCGTCCTGGAAATGTATCATGATCGCGCAGAGCCAGCCAGCGACCGCTACCGCCAGCGATCCCAGGCCGAAGATAATCCACCACAACATGCTAGACTTATCCATGCTAGTCCTCCTTTCCGCCCTCGTGGGCATCGCCATCTAGCAACTCGCTTGCATGCTGCTGCAACATCCAGCGGTGCACAATCCACGCATCAATCCGCGCCTCATTGACCTGCGTGCTGACGGCGGTGTACAGCAGCCCCATCGCTTCCCTAAGCGCTAGCTTCAATTCCGCGATGAGGAGTGCATCCTTGTCCGGCTGGACGGCCTCTACCGCGTCTGTGGTTGGTTCCGTGTTGTCATCGCCTGCTCTGTTCATCTTGCGTCTTCTCCTGTGCTTTGTCTACTGCAGTGGCGCGCTCTCGCAACGCCACTTCGTTGTCGAATCCCCACCATACGAGATCTATCATTTCTTGTGCCGACAGCAGCAGCGCCGCGCCGGTCTCGCTTTGGACGTGGACGCGGCTCCCGATAAAGTGCGCTTTCATCTAGGTCTCCTGTTCTAGTGGCATCAAACGATGTTCCACTATTTGTAAAATGCCGTTATGTAAGCACCAGTTCAGAAAATCCCGCCTTTCCTCTACGGTCCAGTGCTGCAAGTCTGCCTCTTCCTCTGATTCGAGCGGGACCAGGCTTGCGGCAAACGCAAGAAACTGCGCATCGGTTGCATGACGGGCCGTGATCTCAGAGTCCCCCAAACTGAATGATTTTAGCTGAACCAGCGTCAGCCGAATTTTCGGTACTACCGAATTTTCCACCGAATTTTTCGCGCCTCTGCTTGCGCCACTGGACGTATTCGGCATGACTTCTCCCTTTCGTTGAAATGTAATGCTTTGGATAGTACCCCCACCCAGGCGCGCACATGTCATCTGACAAATCGTCCTTGAAGAAATCATAGAACGTTTGTCCCTTACCCTCATCCCACCAAAGCTCGAACAATTGCCGTACCCCATCGTCTGCTGAGTCTCTATCTTTCGCTCGTTTGCGCCCGCGCCTCTTCCCAGACTTGACGAATGGGTTATTCGGAAAATTCGGTAAAATTTTCGGCGTTTCCGAATTTCCTACCGAATTTTCAGGGCTGAGAGTAGGCTCCTCAGGCTCCGCTACTCCTTCGATTGCTCCGGCGTCACGTGACCATTCTGAGAGAGTGACGCCGGAGTCGCTAAAGGGCTTATTTGCTTATCCGGTTGCACAACCCTGAATTGTCCCGTTATCGCGTCTCGCAACGGTTGCGCTTTTTCCGGTGTGATTTGCCCGTACTTCACCGCTTTATCGAGCAAATCCAGGTACTCTTGCGAATCAGGTAATTGCGGAACAGGCGTAGGAGTAGCGGGCTGCTTCCATACGTTATTCCAGTCGCCACCAGGAGGGGTATAGTCCAGGGTAGAGGGCGCGGTAAACGTCGGCAATGGCTCCTGCTTGCCTGTAATGGCGTCTCCTAATCGCCCCAGCAAGCCTTTTTGCTGTGCGGGCTGCTGGGTGGGGGATTGTGTTTGTTGCGTGGACGTTGAATCTACAATCTGACCTGCTGGAAGTTGAGGCATCTGTTGAGCAGATTGTACTCCAAGATGATTAGTCATCTCCATGATCGTTTGATTGGCCCAATCGGCAGCAATGGCGTTGGCGATCTTCGGCGCGATGGTATTTTTCTGTTCACGAATCTTTTTGAGCGTGAGGGCGTGTATCTCATCCTGGACATGCTGGATTTCCATACGTTTCTTTTGCTCAGGGTCGTTGAGATGCACGCAGATACCGGCAATAAAATTGGTGATAATCACCAGGATGACCGCCCACAGACCAACCGTAAACCACTGAGGGGGAACGGCATACAGACCATTGCGTGAAGCCCCCAGCGTCATATCCATGACCGTTGTAGTACAGACCCCAGTTGCACACACAAAGATCATGCCGTACGCGATAGCGCGCTGGGTTGCACCTTCGGCTGCGCTGATCGCATAGTAAAACCAGGCAAGCACACCCACATCAAAGGCAATCAGGCCAATATAGGCCACATATTGCTGATCAGCAGGGAGCGTCAACTGTAAAAAATGAATGGTACGAATGGCAGTGTAGGCCAGCATACCGATGATGATACCCCATAGGACAATTTTTCCGCCTTGCTTGTGCATAGAAGCCTTTTCCTTTCATCTCCCTGTCCGTTAGAATGAGCAGGGATGTTATGCTCGCGAGATCGACACGGAGCCGCGAGCAGGCTCCCTTGTGGCGCGCTACAAAACTACTTCGGCTGCTTCCCATAGCAAGGTGGACATGCGCTCAACTGCAACTGGCACCAATGCGGAAGCGCTTCCTGATGCCGCCCGCAGATAGGGCGCTCGCAGTAGTGGCAGGCATCCACCACGCGCCGACTCTGACAGAGATAGCAGGTTTCTTCGTCAGTGATACCCGACAAATCGATGGTTTCTTTTGTTGTTTCTACGGTTGTTGTTTTCATGGTCAATTCCCGCCTCGCATTTCGTAACTACAATAACACCGCGTCCGCACGCGCTACCACCGTATGCAGCTTCGCCAGCAGATGCACGTACTCCTGTTGGTAGCGCTCCGGTATCTCACCATCATTCACCTGGCTGAGCGCCATCTTTGCGAGGCAGATGCGCAGGCGATAGGCGGCTTGCTCCAAGTCCTCTTCGATGGCGGTCATGTCGGCTGATTTCATGCTTGCTCGCCTTTCTGCGATGGCACGGCTAGCGTTTTGCCACAGAACGCGCATACGTCGCCTGGCTCTGGATCGACTTCGAACAAGCTATCCTCAGTGGCCGCGTGTTGCTCAGCGCACCAGACATCGCACCAGACCTCCATTGTCGAGCCATCGACGACAGGGCCTTTCAAGGTCATGGTATCGTTGCTAAATGTTGGTTCTTTCACAACAATTGCTCCTTTCCGCGCTGCAATGCCACATCTGCATGCGTGCGCAAGCGTCCATAGAGGCGTTCGTACTCTTCTTGCTCTACGGCGTCTATGATCATATCCACTTGATCGTGCAAGCCAGGTTGCCAGGGTACCTCTGTCGCGGCCTCCGTCGCCACATCGGGCGTATACAGCGTCGGCCTGGGCAGCGTGCGCAGATACAGCCGCCATCCGATAGCGGGGATGAACACGATTGCCAGGGCAAGGACGAGGGTGGCCATCCATTGCCAATAGGAATCGATCATGCTAGACCTCCTACCTGCTTGATCTGCTCGTCAGTCGCGTCCTCAATGTGGGGGTGCTCTTCCGTCCCCGACACGACGAGATATTCTGTCGCCGGCCACCAATATTCGCCTCTATCCGTTTCGCTGCCATCTACCTGCACCACCCAGGTATCGACACCGGGGAGAGCACCTAAAATCGTGGTAGAGCTGACAGAGAGCGTTCGTCCTTTGTCCTCTGCCGCGAATTGCGCGGCAAGTCCGGCGATGCGATGAATCCAATTCGTATCAGCTTGCTTCTTGCTCATGACTTTTTCGCCTTCGCATACTGCTCGTGGCAGGTGCAATCGCATGGCTCGTGGTAGAGCATCGCTACATCGACATTCGGGCCGTAGCCCTGCCGCACCGATACACACTCCTCCGCGTCGTAGGCCATGCAATTGCAGTCGTTGTACCGTGCGTTGTAGCGCTCGATGGCCGCGTAGTCGTCATCGGCTGGCGCGACTTCCGTATCGAATGGCTCTTCGCTCATTGTGCCTCCTCCTGTATCGGCTCGAATCGCGCGCAGGCAGGCCATGATGCTTTCTGGTCGGTTTTCGCGCCATTGGTCACGTCGTTGCGCAAGTCGCATTTGGGGTAGTTCCTGGCGTGTCCACCAACCATAATGCGATGGATGCAACCTCCGCACGTCGTGCCGTCTGGCCCAGGCCCATGCTTGATTGCCATCGGATTACGGATCGTGCAATTCAGGCAGACCCAGCCGCTTCCAAACGGCATGTTGCTATCCCATTGCCACTGTGGTTGCTTGCAGGTCAGGCAGCGTTTCGGCAGTGGCGGCGTTGCGCCAAAGATGAGAGCGGTCATCTCGTTCCATCCTTTCTGCGTTGGTTGTCGCCACTAACGGGAACGGAGAGGCAGTATTCTCCGAGCCTATCCACGATCCGGCGCGCATCGTCAACGCTCTCATGCCAGTAGTGCAGCAGGTCAAGCCGGTCTTTGTTGCTCGTAAAGAGCGTGTAGAGGCCGCTCGATCGCCGTGCTTCCAGAATGCGGTACAACTCCCGTATCGCGTACTTGCTCCCAGCTTCCACGCCTAAATCATCCAACACGAGCCATTCCACGTCCTGAACCAACCGCATGAGTCGCGCGCCTTTCGATGCCTCGAAGCGTGTCACCGCGTCGGTATCGCCCCCGCTCAATCGCTGCGAGGCGCCTATCGACTCTCTGAGGATATCGAACAGTTCTACCAGCGTGATAAAACACCCAGCATGCCCCTTGCGGATGACGAACTGCAGCGCAGATATGGCTAAGCTCGTCTTGCCCTTGCCTACATCACCGGTGAGGTACAGCCCGCGCTTCGTGAGAGAGCCGCCGAGTGCATTGGTGAGGAAGCCTTTCACCTCTTGCTTCGCGTGTTTATCGCCAGGAAAGCTCGTAAACGTCCAGTCACGCGCGTAGAACGGGATATGCGCATCCCCAAACAGGTCGTTGATCAATTGCGCCTGCCGCTTTGCCGTGACCCCACCGGAGCACATCGGACAGGGCACGCAGCAGTAGCCGAATTTGCGGTCGCATCGCTCGTTATGCTCGTGATCCCGATATTCCTTGACCCAGCCATGCGCCGTGTCAGCGAGTGGAAATTTGCATGTTGGACAGGTGTCCCCCTGGACAATCACCGGCGACATTGCTGGCACATCCCGCTTGCGCCGTTCGTCGGATAAATGCGTAATCATAGTCACACCCCTTACTGATCGAAGTAGCTATCAGGCAGCGAGGCGCCGATAGCAGCATAGTACGCGCGTTCCTCCGGCCCATTGCCCTTGTACACATCGAAGCCGGTATAATCCTTTTCTTGCGCGGGCGGTGCGTGGCCGTTGAGATCCGCCAGTATCTTTGGCGTTTCCACGGCCAGCGTGTTGCCGGTGATCCTATAGCGGTTCTCTGGTTTTTTCCAGTACGGGTCATGACCCTGAAGTTGGGTCATGACCTGCTCAAACTCGACGAGTGTATGCAGCGCGCACCACGTCTTGATAGCGGTACGCTCCCGAATAATCGCCACGCGCTCTTCCAGGGCATACCCGCGCCGCTTGTTGAGGCGTTGCTGCACCTCGGACGGGTCGCACTTGAGCGGTGCATCCTCCTTTGACTTGCGCTTGCCCCTTTGCGGTTTGTCAACTTCCGACGCGCGCGGCCGACTGCTGGGGGGTGCAGTCGAAGCCGCGCCGTCTTGTGAAAGGGGAACGGTCGAGACTGTCTGCTGCATGGGGGTTAGCTGTCCATCAAATGCCCCCTGTTCAGTACCACCCATAGCACGCTCAGCAGCGTTACTACCCACATCAGCACAAGTAGGCTGAGAAAGGTGTCCATCGGTGTCCCCTTGCTTATAGGCAGGTTGGCTATATGTAACAGGTGTTACGTTTCCAGGTGGAACAACAGGAACTTTGTCGGTTGGGTTATCGTGCAAGCCTGCGTCGATGGCTGACACGTAGTCCTCACAGGTGCCGCGATTGACGGCGCACCAGGTGTGGCAATTCCAGACAAGGTGCTGTTGCTCCGTTCCAGCAAAATGATATTCAGGCTCAGGAAATGCGGGCGCGGTTGGAGCGTTAGCGACAACTCCCTCTCCCTCTCTATTACCATCTCTATTGGTAATATCATCTCTCTTATCTATATTATTGTCCGTACTTTCGGACCCTGCGTATGCATAGCCAGGCCGTGAATTCACGGATTTAGGGTCTGATATCACGCCGTCAGGGTATGAAATCGCACCCTCGTAACTTGGGGGTCTGAATTCGTACCCTGCTAAGATGACCTCTGCTTGTGCTTTCAGGAGGGCCTGGACGTACTCTCGTTCAAGCCAATAGATCGGAACGGCGTTCTTTTTCTCCTGCTTGCGCCCGATGTAGCCCATGTATTCCAGGTAGTTGAGGGAATTTCTCACGGTGCTTTCTCCAAATGTCTCATAGATGAGGCGGATAATCACGCCGTTGGACAGTTCAATCGGGTAGCGCTTCGGCTCTTTGGGTTTCGCCAGTCCTTTTTCCGCCGCTCTCAGGGCCTTGAGTTTCCATTCTGTTTTTGCATGATCGGTCAGCGTTTCAACGAGGCGCACTATCTTTGCCATGCATTCTTGATTTGGCTCCTGTTTGCGCCGTTCCGCGAATTCATCCCGATTGTACTTGCACAGTCCCATGAAATCGCGCCGTGTCTGGATATGGCTACTATCGTAGTGCGTTAAGCTTCCATTGGTGATCTCGCTCGTATCGCTCATGCCGACACCTCCCACAATTCACGCTCGATCATCCCAGGCCTAGGCGTGTCAATAGCGCGTACAATGCGCCCGAAACGGGAAAAGGCTGCAGTAAACGCTTCCGCATTATTTGAGCCAAGATAGACAAAAGCGAGCGGAAAGCCAAAAGTTCCCGTTGTGCCGTCTGGACGGTAAAAGTCAATGTGTCCTCGGTAAAAGCACAACGGGAACTCGAAAAAGGGTTGAAACCAGACAGAGTTAGGGTTGCCTAACGAAAGGAGTATTGCCTGCTCAACGGTGCCTTGATAATATTCGCGCAACAACTTCTCAGCAAATGCTCGTTGATGGCTCATAGAGAGACCGCCCTTTGTATGTCCATAAGGTGGATTGAGCCAGAGAGAGCGAGCATTCCAGGGCTGCATAAGTCCATTTTGCTGCTCAGTGTAAAACCGCGTGGCCTTCACTACCCTATTCGCCAGTTCACAACTCGCTGGGTCTAGATCAATGCTGCCCATAACGAGCCGTGCAGCATCTACATATTTTTGTGGCGTGTACCACTCATTCGATTTGGTAGCATTCATGAACTCCCCCTCCCTAGTTCAATGCCGTACAGAAAGAGCACCACAGCACAATCGCCCCGACTACGAGCGCGAGCGTGCAGGCGCCGAGAATAAGCTCAACTGTGGCGATGGGCTTAATCATGCCTCACCTCCACAAACCACACATCGCCATGCCGTCCCAGCTTGACATACCCGCGTTCCCACAGCGTGTACAAGTCCCCCGCCTGGAATGGCATACACAGCCGACGCTGCAACTCTCCGAGCGTGCCCTGCGCCTCACCGATGAAATGCAGGTGAGTGAGCAGACGCCGCTGGCGAACATCGATGCGCATGCCCACGTCCAGGATGTTGAAGGAGGTTGGCGGCAGATCACGCCCCACCTGCGGCAAGCGGATACGCGGCGTGACGATGGGCAACGTGCGTGTGACGCGCGGTAGCTTGACCGTTTCCATCGGCTGCGTTGGCGCGTCGAAGAGAGCGGTGCTCATACGGCCACCTGCCCCTCGATGCGCTGCTTCATGCGTTTAGCCATGCGCCGCGCTTCGTACACGTCGCGCATCTGTACCGGCTCATTGTTGTTATAGGCGTCGAGCGCGGCCATGAGGTGAGGTGAGAGCCGCGCGCGTACCTCGCGTATGAGTGCGGTTGTGGTGAGTCGCTCAATGATGGCCGTGTCCATCTCGCAGCCGTCTTCCATCTGGTAGAACTCATCGAGGGGGGAATAGCGCCAGTTCTGCTTGCGCTTGCGAAAATCGTCGCGTACGACATTGGTCGCAATGGTGTAGCACCAGGCGTACAGGTTCTTCCGATGGTCCAGGCGGCCGTAAGCGCGCCACACCCGAAAAAATGTTTCTTGCAGCAGATCGTCCACGCGGTCAAGATCGCCCTGCGTCATGAACAGGATGCGCGCGCGAATAGGCTGGTGATAGGCGGCGTACAGGTCTTCAAATGTGGTGGTCACTCTGTCGCCTCGCTTTCGGGTGGCAACGTCTCTATCCTTGGTGGAAGCTCGCGCGCACTGATGACTGTGAGATGGAAGTGCTTATCGCGCTTGCCCTCCTTCATGAGATGCAGGGCCTCTTGCTCAAGCGCGTGTGCGAGAAATCCGTCTCCATGCTCCAAGAGCGTCGCGTCGATCTCTGACACGAAGAGCAAGCGGCAGGATACGTCAAAGCGCCGTGTTGTAGGTTTCTCAGCCACGTGCCACCTCGCTTTCCGGCTTCTCAGCAGGAAGGACGTAATTCCACCAATGCTGATAGCCTCCGACTGTAGCAATGCGCTGGCCGCATCCTCGACACTTGTAGATTTTCCACCCGATATCATCCCAAAATCCGCTGCCGTCTGCGTCTAATTGCCCTGTGCAATCAGGGGCTGTATCGCGTTGATCTGCATTTCTCTTGCCTTGATAGGTCAAAGCGGATTGATGGGTCACGATGCCACCTCCCGCCGAATTGATACAATGACACTTTGTGTGACTTCGTGTATACTTCTCATTAGTCCCCCTTGCGGTGGGTGATAGCCCCCGCTATCGGCAGTAGCCAACGGCAGAAAAACCGTGTATACTGCAAGTATAGCAGGAGCGAACGGACCGGTGAGCATAGCCCTGTAAGAAGTTTTGCTTGCCGGTTTGGTGTTTTTGGGAGATTATTCTCCCACGATCTTCCAATCGATATCAGTAATGGAAAGTGACGGCATGCTTCTTGCTTGACGCTCAGCATTGAGGACTCTCAGGATACGATGAGCGCCAATCCGTTGAATTGCTAGTCCTTTCTCAGCATTAACAATTACCTGTTTGGAGACGCTGGCAAAAACAGAGAGGGAAAGCTGAGTCATTCCTAATTCCGCTCTGGCATCGGCCAGCTTGATTTTTGATATCACTATCATCGTGTTTCCTTACTAACATGGACTACTGTAGACTAGCATAGTCAGGATAACATATCCGAACAGATAAATCAAGTGCAAAAGACGAGAAACATTTCCGCTCGCTTGCGGCGTTTAGGCATCTGTAAGGTGAAACCCGCAAAAACGCCGAATGATGAAAAAGTGTTCACAATCTCTTGTGTAACATCCTCATTGCCAGGCAATCAGGTCGGGGTTGTCGTAGATGTTGCCGATGACTTCCATGTAGTGGGCGTCACGTTGAGGAGAGCCACCTTCGCCTAGCGGGAAGCCGGCATCTTCCGCACTCCATGAAACAGGCTCAATGATGTGAGGCGGATAGCGGGTATCATGCCAATCAACCTGTAAAATGTCCCCCTCGTATATCTCGAAGCCGTGCGTGTCGAACAGGCCTGTCCATTGCCCCACCGTCTCCCTATCCGCTACTTTCCAGAACTGCTCCCATAACCCATCAGTATAGTGATCAGCGACACGCACATACCACCAGTTTCCCTCAACTTTGCCCCGAAACTTCATCGTTCTCATGATTTTTATCTTCCTCTTCATCTAGATCAAATGCAGCGTATCTGTCCTGCTCCTCATCGAACTAGGCATTTTCCCAGCAATCGGCACACATCACCGACTCAAAGTAGTCGAGAAGGCAGCCGCATTCACAGCAGAAATCAGAGTCCATGTACCATCCGTCCATATTTTATGTCTCCCCTGATATTCGCTTGAATTGCTCCTCGACGAATGCGAGGGTATGATACTCGAAATAATACGTGACTTGTCCTACATCACCCTTTGAAGCGGTAACAGCGCCACAAAGGGTATTTTCCTGGTTGAAGTCCAGTGCGACAATTGTCCACCCCATCTGCTCGAGTATGACTCGGATGTCCTCGGCAGTGGCAATGAGACTGCGCTTTCGGTAGTCCTCTCGCTGTTCAGGGCTGAGTTGCTCCATATTTTATCTTCCCTCTGCTTTTACGTCTATTCTCTTAGAGGTGCAAGCCTCCCGATCTATCGCCAGTAGTATCGTTGGTAGCCCGTTTCGCGTAGGTTTCCCCAGTATATCGTAGCGAGGACCCAGATTATCGGGTCCTCTGCTTCCCTATGCAGAAACGGATCCGTGTCTTGCCTGATCTCCCCCTGCCCGTCGCCTGGCAATCGTGCCTTGCTGCCTGGCTTCAGTCTGTCTACGACCGCTCCGGCTCCGAGCGCAGCCGTATCGTGTATCGCAATCAAATTATGCGCTTCCTGGACACCGTCGGCAAATCACCCGAAGCCGTCACCCGCTCCGATGTGAGAAACTTCCTGTCCCAGTCATCGCAAGGCAATCGTCACCGAGGAGAGCCGGTCGCTGCCAGTACACAGAATGGACGCTTGACCGCGCTCGCCTCATTTTATCGTTTTGCCAGCACCTTCGATGTGGGCGGAACGCCGCTGTTCACCGGTACTCTGCCAACGGTCGGCTTTCCCTACCTCGCGCCCGATATCACGTATCGCGCCATGAGCGCCGATGAGTTGCAGCGTTTCTTTGCCGTCATTCCCCATGATACCATCATCGGCCTTCGCGATCGCGCCCTGTTCCTCTGCTACTTCTGGACAGCGCGCCGCCGCTCTGAAATAGCCAGCCTGACCTATGGCGATATCGAACCTGCTACGTTCCCCGATGGACACCAGGGCTACCTTTATCGCTATCACGGCAAGTCGCACGCAAGGCAGATCAAGACGAAAGAACTCCCGCTGCCTGCCTGGGAAGCCATAGACCGCTACCTGGTGGCATCAGGCAGAAAAGCTACGATCAAGGCCAGCGATCCGCTGTTTGTGGCTCTCTACCAGAAAAGCGGCCATGCACTCACGAGCAATTGGCTCAACATGCGCTTCAAACGCTATGCAGAGCAAGCTGGGCTGGATACTGAACGCCTATCGCTGCATAGCCTGCGTCACACCGCAAGTAGGGAACGCAGGCAATCAGGGCAGGACATTCTTGAGATCAAGGAGCTGCTTGACCATGCGAACCTGTCCACAACCTGGCTGTATCTCCAACGCTACGCGGGCGAGGCAGACACCGGCGCGCGTCTACTCACCGGCAAGTTTGGGCGTTTGTAACAGCGCCTGTATCTCTTCCATGCGCTTGTTCAGGCTGATGAGTTGTTGCCAGTCTGCGGCGCTCACATAGCGGTTCCCCCTAGAGCGAGCAACGATGTGCTCGCTGAGTCCCCAGTATTCCCCCAGCAATTCTGCGAAAACGCTTGCAGCGGCCATCAATGGCTCTTCTTCCATGAACATCCTTTCGCGCACCCGGCTTGGAACACAAGTTCAGGCGATTATGAACTACAATCCTAATTTTCGGAGGGCGATCTGATAGAGACGGTCATGCTCCGGCATCAGTGCCGCAATGACCGCCTTGACTCGTTCAATGTCACCCAGCGCCAGGACTCGCGCCCTGCCTCCATACCAATGCCAATCAACTGGCTGTCCTGAACGCTGTGCCACCTGTCTGACCCACCCCTCTATGGCATTGGAGCCAATGGTATCCGTCACAAAGACCTGTACGCCCTCTGCAAAGATTGTCGGGTCACACGGTGGAGGCGTCGGCCCGTCAGTCGACATAGTATCGGTGAACTCATCTTCCATTCGTACATCCTTTCTCGTTTTCCACATCTCGCCAGCAAGTTTAGGCGATTATGAGCCTGGGTACGCTCGTTCGTCGTCCAGCGGGTAGTTCGGCCTGTTGTTTTCGTGCCACATGGCCGTGTGAGCCAGGAAGAAGGCCGTCTCTCTATCGGTCAGACGCACCGCTAGCCCGTCAATAAGCAAGATGAGGGCGCGACGAGCTGTGTCATAGCGCGCCGTTACGACGTGTGGATCACCCTTTTCATGCCAGATCACCACGCCGTTTCCGTCATCTACCTCTTGCATTCCGTAGTCACTCATATCTGCCATTGTCCAGGTCCTCTTCTAGATCACGTAGGGTATCCATTCGCGCTTCCAATACCTGTATCTGATGCCGTAGCACATCGATCACGGCTTCTTTGTAGGGAGTAGTGTGCGCGATTTTATAGTCTTCCAATTTCCGTACGAGTTCCTCGCTGATACGCGCCTCGTGCGTATGAATGAGTTCACGGAAGTCCAAATCAGTTCGTAGTTTTGTGTTCATGAAACATCCTTTCTCGTTTTCCACTTACTTGAGTACTTGTACTTGCAAGCTCCAATCGCCCGTCGCATCAACGGACAGGTACACATTCCCTGCCTGATGCTCCTCCGTTTCGCCGGTGGTGGCTGTGCTTCCTGCCTTGCAGGTGGCAGTGATCGCTCCATCGATGTACGTGTTCTGACTATCGTACACGGTGACGCCCAGGAAGCCCTCGAAGTCGCCGCCCGTACAACTGTAGAGGATTTTCCAATCGTCAGGAACGGCAAAGATCGCCGTCTTCTTCGTGCCATTGCCTGAGAATTTCTGCACGGTTGTCCATTTCGGCGGCTGTGTCGGTTTGGCTGTGGCCGTTGGCGTTGCTGTCGGTGCGCTCGTTGCCGAAGCTTTCGAACTTGTTGTGCCTGTCTCGCTGCCGCAGGCGGAAAGGGCCAATATCAGGAAACAGGCGACCAGGATCATTTTTTTCATTGGTGTTCTTCTTTCTCTTGCTGGCGTTTCAGGTACGCATCGATCTCCGATTGCGTAAACCGCCAACGCTTTCCAACGCGAAACGCCTTGATCTCATCGTCATCCATCATGCGGCGTACTGTCCTTGTGCTGACTTGCAGCTGCTCAGCAACCTGCTCAATATTCAGCAATGTTTCTGGCATTGTCACCTCCCGTCTTTCTTTGTCTTACCGTGTTCATAGTATAACGAGTTTTTACGAGTTTGTCAAGCTTTGTCAAAATTTACCCATAAACACTTGACAAAGCGTGACAACTATGGTATACTTCCTATATGAGACGAGGACATGAAAAACAAGGAGAACGAAAATGAACCAGCAAGCACAAGCCATCCAGGAAGCCTACGAAATCTACTGCCAATTGTTCTACAGCGCAACATCCACCATTGAAGAGCAGCAGGCGGCATGGCAAGCCTACCAGCAATTGAACGATCAAGCGAGCAAGTAGCAGAACGAGGGCGGGAGGAAGCGCGCAGCCCAGGAGCGCGGAGCTAGACCTCCTGAAACGGAGTGAAGCGAAGCGCCACCCGCCAAGGTATCAGCAAAGGAAAACGACAATGGCAATAGCAACGAAGACACAAAAGGGAGTCCGTTTCATCGGTCGGGCTGAGTTCAAGGCATCGGGCAAAGTCCTGTACCGCGTCCAGGCCGAGGGAAGCGCGAATATTCACGACGTGACGGTGTCTGGTGGCAAAGTGACGAGCTGCGTCACGAATGGTGAGACCTGCCAGGGGTTCTACTACCGGCGCCAGTGCTGCCATAGCGCATTCGTTGCGGCGCTTGAGGCGCGGCGCGTGAACCGTGAAAGCACGGAAATGGCTCTTTTCGCCGCTGACAAAGCGCAGGCAGAGAAGCCCGCCGTTGCGAGAGCGGAGCGCGGCTCGATGCACCGGGATGTGAAGATGATTTCGGGAGTTCCAATGCGATGAGTGAATGGAACAAGTTGTTAGACGGTGGATGGGAAAACGATCTTATCCACCTGGAAGATGAGTTGAGAAGCAAGACAGGAGTGTTTGAAGACATGGACAAACAGCACTTTACCTTAGAGGCTATTGAAGCGGCTTTGCAGCAGCGCCTAGATTACCTCGCTCTGCGCAATGAGGAGGGCTTCGAGCGTCCCTCGTTTGAAGCGTGGCTCGATTGCTATAATGCGCTTGTCCAGGTGAAGCAGGCGCAAGCGCTTGAGCGGCAGAACGAGGTCTTGGAGCAGATCGTCAGACAGTTGCGCGTCGGGATCGTCGTTGAGCAGGCATAGGAGGTTTTGTAGTGACGATTGAAGAGCGTATTGAGGCGAAGTTGCGTGAATTGTTCATCGAGTATGATAGCCTGCTTGGCTATCTCGCTAACTATCCCCGCGACGAGGACCTGGACCAAACCCCACGCATTATAGCACAGATCGATGTGCTAGCGAAACTGCTGGATATTGAAGCCTCGCGCGTGGCTGTCGCACGTTCTATTGTCGCGGCGTCCTGCTCACCGTTTGAGAGCCCGCTTGAAGCGTTCTATCCGCAGGTCCAGGCGTGGATGACAGGGAACGCTGGCAGGTTTCAGGAGATGGGCCTGCCGCAGACGACTTTTGCTCAAGGCGAGTGCCCAAATTGCGGGCATGACTGGACCGCGCACGGCGACTATATCAGTAGGGGCGAGAAGACGTGCGAGGAGATTTTACAGTGAAAAACATCATCAGTGAGCGCCTCGGACACAACAAGTCCGTCGAGCTTGACCTGGACACCGGCGCATTGACGTTGCTCGACAGCGAGCGCGGCGTCGAGTTGGAAGCGTCGGAAGTCCTGGTATTGGAAATGTTCTTATGTCAGTATGGCAAGGTCATCTTGCCGTTCGCATTCGCGCAAGACGCGGGACGATAGTGCATAAAGGAGATATCATTATCATGAGTCAAGCAGCATCTGAGCGCGTCGTGAACGGCATCAAGACGCGCGTGTTACACGGCAAAGATTACGTGGAGGTGGCAGAGCGCACGCGCCTTATTCACCAGGACACAGAGGCGCAGGGCTTTTCGATGATAAAGCAGGAACGTTACACCTGGAACGAGCGCTTCTTCCTCTCCGTTACGATTGAGGTGAAGGGCAAGCAGTATATCGGGGACGCGGAAGTGACCTTTGCCGCGCCAAAGACTACGCCTGCCGGCTCCAATCCGATTGAGACGGCGCAAACATCGGCGCTTGGGCGGGCCTTAGCATTCGCTGGCTATGGCACCGTCGAAAGCATCGCCAGTCACGACGAGATTGCGCGGCATCAGCCGGGTGTCCTGGTGATCGAGGCAGCGCATGCTCCATCGGTGACGGTAGAGGCGTCGAGCATGCTTCAAGAAGTCAAGGCCGCCTTCCTGAAGCTCTTCAAAGCCGAGAAGTGGGAGCCGTTCAAAGCTAGCGTCCTGGGGATGCCCGTATCCGATGAAGGGCTGGCAGAGAGCGAGCTGGTGCGGCTGATGGACAAATTGATCGAGATACGAAGCGCTGCCAATGCGGGTGGCGGTCGGTAGTCTTCCGCATAGTGGCGCCGCCGGTCGCCTATAGCCGGCAAGAGGAGCAACATGGATAAGCAATACAAACTCGTGATTTTCGATGTTGACGGAACGCTCGGCGATCCGCCCGACGTAGACCGTCGTCCCGGCGCAAAGGTACCTACCCGATTTCGCAAGGCACCGGACGACTGGCAACTGTTTCCAGGCCGCAAGGAACGTTTAGCCGCATTGCGGGAGCAGGGTATCAAGATAGCCCTTGCAACCAATCAAGGCGGCGTGGCATTCGGCTATCTTGATAGGGATGAGATGATGCTGTGGCTGCTGGAATTGTCTTTTGATCTTGGCACTGAGGGAAACCAGGTGTGCTTCAATCATCCAAAGGGCAAGATCGAGCACTACCGCAAGGAGGACTATGATCGTAAGCCCTATCCTTGCATGCTCTTCTAGTCCATGGCGCATCATTTTGTGCTGCCATGCGAAACGCTCTCTGTTGGAGATAGTCCGGAGGGCGAGCAAGCCGCGAAAAATGTCGGCGTCGATTTCCAGTGGGCGAGTGAGTTTTTCGGGTAGCGCGTAATGTGCTATAGTTTCTGGTTCGGACGGAGACCGCCCCGGCATAACTACGGATGCCTCTACTCCCTCCGCCGAAGCATTAGGAGCTACTTGAGTACGAGAAGGTCAACTTCTCTTACGGTAGTGCTTTTATCCGTGAAACCGATTTATCACGGAACGCGCCGAAACACTATTTAGTTGAAAATGTACTCATGTATCTATTCTTACGCAGTGCCAAGAAAGCGGTAATGTGCTATACTGAGGGGGTAGGGAACTGTACGTTACTTGAATTCCATGCACGCAAGCACGGAGCAAGCTCGGCGCAAAGGGGCTGGCTCCTTTTTTATGTGCGGATATGGTATACTATGGGAAAATTCTCTACCATGCCGGTCGGCCGGCGTGACATTCTACGCACTTGGGGGCGTAGCGCGTAACGGGAGACCTGGACGAATAGCTCCAGGGGCGATGTCCGGCGGTGCCCTGATTGTTGAGAGGTAGAAATACCTGGAGATCAGGGCATTTGCTATTTTGGGAGAGATTGACTATAATTCTCACAAAGATCGTGTGAGGGGACACATGCATTGTTGCGATACTGGGAGCATGCCGGCTGTTCGCTTGCCCAACCTGGACGTGAAGACCGCTACCAGGTTAGACAAGCTGATCGGTACATTGAAACGCGCGCCCATCCTGGGCAATGCCTGGTTGCTCCTCACGTTATCGGGCGGGCATGTCGATGACATCAAGCCCTTGAAACCCTTGAAACTTCCGCCTGAAGAGCAAGACATCGCTGGCCCCTAGAGGGTCGTTTCTCTCATTAAGGGAGAAGCCGGTTCAGAAGCACGTACCGCAGAGCTTCCCTTTCTTCATGGTCTGGTAGGTTAAGCCAGACCGCTCATAAGCGTTGTCTAGGCTTCGGTTAAACACGGCGCTGCACCTGGTTCCCATTCCAGGTGCAGCGCCCTTTTGTTATTTGGAGGAACCATGCCCTGGTGGGGATATTCGTTGATCACCGGTGGGAGCATCCTGTTCGTGTTTGGCATCGGCGGCGGCTTGTTCGTGATGCGCGGGCTGGCAGAATGGATGGGAAAATAGAGTGACAAAATCCGCGTTTGGTCATCCTATTGTATGGTTACACTGTATATAAAGAACGGTTGTATATGTGTATATCGCACATAGATGTTTGTTCTAGTCTTACAGAAGACAAATGAAGGGACGCGATGAACGAGGTCAGGCGCTCGCATTTCCGCTTCGTGCGCACGAGCGGCGTACTGTGCGTCTCGTGCTGGTGTGGCAAAGTCGCGCTGCTGGATACGCGCAACATCAATGTGTTCGTCAGGCGCTGCAATGGCTTCCTCGAGGACCATGCGTACTGCGAACAATTCGTGAAGGTGCCAGACTATGCAGCACACTGACCGCCACATCAACCCCGATGCACCGCTGTCCGCTGGTCTCCGGCACGCGAAACGGCGCTGTTTCTGCGCATCCTGTACACAAGAAATGATCAACGCTATGCTGTTCTACACACATCCTCTGCTGCAAACCTCGTTCTACTGGGACACCGAGCGTTACCGTTGTGCGCGCTACCTCGCGCGTGTCCAAGCCGTGCGCCAGGCAGATTTGTCCAGAACAGACATGCTTGACGCGATAGAGTGCTGTCGGCGTCACCCAGGCGATGTAGGGAAGGAGCTTGCGGAATGAGGCGCTTTCTCGTCACCTATACGGTTGATGGGCATACTATCGACATTGAAGCTATACAGTTTTCCACCGGCATCATCTTCATGGAACTCTATCCCTATAATGACTTTCCGTTGCCGCGTACTGTGTTCACCTACAGCACGATGGAGGAGATGCGTCATGAGTTTGGTGATGCTCCTGTGAAATGGATTGACGCGGAGGTGGCGCCATGTTGATCGACTTCACTGAGCAGCCTGGTCCGATGAGTCAGCCCAACCTGCCAGCCATCGCGCCTCCGCCTCCCGCTGTGAAGCCGCCTACGCTAGCAACACAACTTGTACAGACGGTTGAGGTAGACAAGCGCCTCACGGCCATGGAGCAGAGCCTGCGCGTCACCATGATCGCGATTGGCATGATTGCGCTCGTGCTCCTGGTAGTGGCGACGGAACTGGGTGTGTTGATCGGACAGGGGAGGTAATGCGATGAGTGATACAGTGATTGACGCGCCAGAAAAACGCTGTACCGGCCCATGTGGGCGCATGTTACCTACTACCACGGAGTTTTTCCATCGGCACAAGAAGGAGAAAGACGGGCTGCGTACACAATGCAAAAAGTGTGTTGGGGTAGCCGATAAGACATACCGGGAAGCGCACCGTGAGTACCAACACGCTCGACATAAGGCGTATCGGGAAGCGAACCGGGAGTACCACTACGCCCGGAATAAGGCATACCGGAAAGCGAACCCGGTGCGCAGGCCGGTTGGGGATAAGGCATACTATGAAGCGCACCGTGAACGCATACTGGCTCGGAAGAAGGCGTATCGTAAAGCAAACCGGGAGCGCAAGCAGGCTTATCAGAAAGCCTATTATGAAGCGAACCGCGAACGGGCATACGTATATCGTCATACCCGCCGTGCTCGCAAGAAGTCTGTTAGAGGAATACATACCTCCGCGCAAATCCAAGAGCAGTTGCAGCGCCAGAAGCGTAGGTGCTACTACTGTTCTACTAAGTTTCAGTGTGTCAAGGGCAAGTATATTTACCATGTCGATCACACGTTCCCACTCTCCCGTGTCGCTGGTACTGACATTCCTGCCAATGATATCAGTTATTTAGTGCTTGCTTGCCCTCATTGCAATAATAGCAAAGGGGATAAATTCCCCTGGGAGTTTGCAGAGGGAGGCAGATTGCTATGATGACCTGCTCCATTTGCAAACACGCTGACCGCGCTTCCATTGAGGCGTCGCTAGCGAACGGCTTGTCATTGCGTCACATCGCGTCACAGTATCTTGTCGGCTATAAGGCCGTGGAACGCCACAAAGCCAACTGCATGAAACCCGCCATAGCTGAGGTGGTCGCGCAAAAACAAGAGCAAGCAGCCTTCGATACGCTCACCGAAATGGCCTGGATGCGCCAACAGGCGAAGGCGATCTTCAAACACAACTGGGGGGACGGTACGCTCAAAGACTCACGCACGGCCTTACAAAGCCTGGGGGAGCTGCGCAAGCAAACGGAGCTGTACAGCGAGTTGACGGGGGAACTAGACCGCTCGACGCATATTGAGTTGCGTACGTCACCGGAGTGGGTGAATGTGAGAGAACTTCTGTTCAACGCCTTACGCCCGTTCCCTGAAGCCAGGGTCGCGGTGGCAAAAGCACTGCTCGCCCAAGGGATGGGCGAGCAGGCAAAGGCGGTGAGTTGATGCTATTACAGCAACCTGCAAATACGCTCATATTCAGCACGCCCATCGTATTCTTCCCACAGCATGCCCCCATCGCCGCGAGGAGTTTCCTCGAAGCAGACACGAGCTCGTCTCTTACCGCGCCCCTGTGGGATTTCATAGATATGCGCGCCGCCACGATAGTAATCCTCAAGGACAACTTTTCCGTTGATGCGGGTTTGATTGCATCTTCCAGGGTAATAGTCCCCGCTCAGGTCGGGGCGCGTTCTCTGGTGGGTAGTAATCATTTCTTCCCTCTCTTTCAACGATTGTACAGCATATCGGCTTCACGCAGGAGTACCCCGCGATATGCCTCATCGATCTCAGTGGTTCTGGCGGCATTGACGCGCCATTCCAGGCTAACCTTCCAGGCGTGCCGAGCCGCGTCGGTATTCACCCAATCGGGCGGCTCAGGCGTCTCTACCTTGATGGTGGTCTCACCTCGCATGGAATGCTTGACAAACCAGGATTGGAAACTGAGCGATTCGTCATCGATGAGCCACGTCGTACCAGACTGTCGAGCGGCGATGCCAAATTCGCCGCGCTGCGCTGCTTTCAACAAAGTGGAGCGATCAAGCGATCGCTCCACACTGATTTCTCTGATCGTCCTAAACATTGATGTAGACCCACTGGCTATCGCCCACATTGTAGGCCCCATAGTGCGCCCACATGATACTTCGCGCTTCCATGCGAGCTGCAACGCGCTCTTTCAGGTCTTGGCCGGACTCGTCGTCGCTTGGCAGAGCCAGATCAAGGAACTTGCATACCTCGTCGTCATCTGCGACCGTCGCATCGGCCAATTCACCGAAACCGGCATCGATCACCATTTGGGCCACGCTAGCGGGGATATCATCCTGGTCGCTAGGAAGCCACGCTGGGCCATCGGGGTCGCCGCCATTATCGGCATACAGTCCAGCATATTCACCCAGGAGCGCGAATGCCGCATTTGCGTTTGTCAACAACAATTTTTTCATGGCTTACTTGCTCTCCTGCTTCGCTTGAAGCTGCTTTTTCCACTCGTTGACGCGGTCGGTTTCGCCGCGCTCGAAGGCCTTGACGGCCTGGGAGAGCGAGGTAAGACCGACCTTTTCAAACGCACGCGCCTGAGCCATTTGTGCATTCGAGAGAGAACTTGCAAACTTTTTCATTGGGTTCCTTCTTTCTTGATTGACATATCTTCTACTCTTAGTATACTCCGTAATTGCGGAAAATACAAGGGTAGTACGGGCATTAGTGGGCAATATTCCGCCGTGTCGGAAAAACTCGTCGGGTGAGCATCGCGCTTGACCTGGCGATGCGGCTTGACCCGTCCGTCATGGCGGAGCAGGCAGGCATCACGCTTGACCCCTGGCAGGCGCGCATGGTGCAGAGCCAGGCACAGCGGCTTTTGCTGAACTGTTCGAGGCAGAGCGGCAAAAGCACCATAGCGGGCGTGCTGGCGGTGCATACGGCGCACTACGAGGAGCCAGCGCCGGTGCTGCTCTTGTCGAAGGCACAGCGCCAAAGCCAGGAACTGTTCAGGAAGTGCCTGGACGTGTACCACGGGTTGGGTGGCTCGGTCGATGAGGCAAAAGCCGAGAGTGCGTTACAGCTCGAGCTCGAGAACGGCTCTCGCATTATCAGCCTGCCAGGCAAAGAGGAGACGATCCGCAGCTTCTCTGGCGTGAAGCTGCTCATCATCGACGAGGCGAGCCGCGTACCGGACGCGCTGTACATGGCGGTGCTGCCGATGCTGGCGGTCTCAGGCGGTCGGACAGTGTTACTGAGCACACCGTTTGGTACACGCGGCTTTTTCTATCAGGCGTACTTACAGCGGGCAGCATGGGATTACTACGAAGTACCGGCGGAGCAGTGCCCGCGCATATCGCCAGAGTTCTTGGAGGAGATGCGCGAACTGATGGGTGAATGGTGGTTTGAACAGGAGTTCCATTGTAAGTTCATGGATAGCGAGACGGCGGCGTTCAGAAGTGAGGACATAGATCGAATTATGCAAGGGGATATCGAAACATGGAAACTATGAGTGTGTTGCGGAAGCACTTCACCCGCCGCTCTCCGTTGCCACGGTCGCAACGTCTACGCCACCACTCCGCGACTTCGCCCCCTGAGCTATGGGCATTTCTTCTCATGCTGCGGCCCGTTGACTGCCTTTACATGAGCTTCGAGCAGTGCGCTCCCATCCCACCAGGAGTCGAACCTGGGCTGACACAGGTACTTCATGCCTCCATCAGTAGTATAACACGGGAGGCAATATGGTCACTGTAGACACATCACAACTCAATCCGGTGTGCATCGGCGTAGATGTGGGCAAGATACACGACCCCACGGCTGTGGCGGTGGCTGAAGTCATGCAGGTGCATACGGGCAAATATCGCACGGGTGAGCAGTTTCGCAAACCCGCCTATATCGATGCGCAGATGCAGTTTCACCCGACGGTAGACGCGCAAGAGGTCATGAGAAGCGAGTACACCATCAGGCATATCCGGCGCGTGCCGCTCAACACGAGCTATCCAGAGGTCGCTCTCCTGCTCGCTGACATGCTCTGTAATGATCTGTTTGACCATCGTGATGTACGCTGTCTGATTGACGTGACGGGCGTGGGGAGACCCGTCTATGACGATCTGTGCAAAGAGATTGACCTGCGCAAACAGGGGCTGGGACTGTGGATGAACGGGGTATTCACGATAGGCAAAGGCATTGAACGCGTGCAGGTGAAGCCGATCACCTTCTCAGCAGGCGAGAAGTACAATCGTTCGACTGGCGTGCTGGCGAAGGCATTCCTGGTTTCGCGGTTGCAATCGCTTTTGCAAGCGACGCGCGTGCATGGTCCGGATACGGCTGAGATGAAGGCGACCACTGAGGAATTGAAGGTGTACGAAATAAAAGTAAGCGAGGATGGCACCGACCAGTACGGCGCGATTGTCGGCAAGCATGACGATCTGGCGACGGCGCTAGGGCTGGCGTGCTTAGAAGACCCGTGGAGCGAGCGGGTGAGTTATTCGCAGAGGGTGTATTGATATGAGCGAACGATTAACACGAGTGACGATCATCCACAAAGATGCCAACAAGTTTGGGGACTTGCAACCAGGGGAGATGTGTCATGTGGAAGACTCGACAAAGCCTGATTTGTGGGTGATCTGCTGTCCATTGTGTGGAAGTCTAGGAGAGTTGCGCAATCACCATGTAGGTACGCATGAGGATGGAACGCTTACCGCATCACCGTCACTTGTCTGCAATGGTTCAATCTACGAACCGCCCGATAGCTATCGCCCTTGCACTGCTCACTATTTCGTTGAACGCAATCAGATACGATGGAGTTAGACTGATGGACATTTCCCAAGATCACGCCGCCCTCATGCCCGCCGGTGACTTCGATAAGCTGGACAAGCGCGAGAAAGAGGCGTTCCATGCCATGCAGGAGGAGGCGGTACAGCACCTGCTCAAAGCCAGCAACGACTTTCAACTGAGGTTCCCTGGACTCAAGGTTGAGTGGCGATTTCAGGCAGAGGTGTACCAGAGTGCGAGCGTCAGCCCATCGACGATACGGTATAGCCAACGAGTGTATTAGGAGGTGTGATGTGAGTACGCGGTATTTGACAGAAAACACGGTAGAGACCCTATACGGGTATGTATCTATCGCAAGTAAAGCAGAACGGTTGTTTTGGAATGCATGGAGTACCCGATGCGGGCAAAATATCACAGCTCAGCTGAGACCTCAGAGCAAAATTGGCAATTATCGCGTTGATTTTGCCCACGAGCCCTCAAAAACAGTGGTTGAGATTGATGGATGGGAACACTACCGCGACCCTGATGTGATAGCGAATGACAGGGAACGCCAGAAGTACCTGGAATCGCGTGGCTGGCAAGTCGTTCGCTTTGGAAACTGGAAAGTATTTAAAAATGCGGAAGTGTGTGCTGATGAGTTATGGGCAATCCTTACAAAAAAGGTAAAGATACATCTGGCGACAAAAGCGCAATATCATCCTGGCGATAAGGTTTCTCACGCTCATTGCGGTGAAGGTGTCGTGATTGAAAGTGAGATAGAGGCAGGCGCTGAGTTTGTGACAGTGCAATTCAAAGATAAGAGACTGCGACTGAATACGAGCGGTAACAACCCACTGCTGACGGTAGAACAGCAAATCAGCGTACAGGAGCTACGTAGGCGCATTGGTGAACTGCTCACCGCCGAAACCAAAGCTTTTTATAAGGCATATCCTGAACTACAGCTGACCTTGAATTTCACGCTGTACGCCGCGATCAGGAACGAGGAATAAGCCATGACCCAAACCATGACCGCACCTGTCGCACAAGCACAACCCACCTACGAGATCACCGACGCCGACCGCAAGCGACAAGAGCGCATCGCGCTCGCCTGGCAAGCCTACAACGGCGAACTCGACCCGCCGCTCGAAAAGATGGAGGACGGCACGGATGACAATGTCTTGACCAACAGGTGCCAGGCCATTGTCGATAGAGGCGTGGATTTCCTCTTCGGCAAAGAGTTGGATATCGCGGTGGAGAAAGGCGCGCCCAAAGAGGCTCAGGACAAACTCGACGCCTTCTGGGGTCGCACCGAGGCGCGCATTCCGCTCTTGCAAGAGCTGGGCATGAACGGCGCGTGTGGCTGTAACGCCTTCCTACGCATCAACCCTGACGGCGCGGGCAACTACGAACCCATACCCCTTGACCCCGCGATTGTGTTCATGAAGACCGCGCCGCAGAACTGCAACAAGGTACTACTGTACTGCATCGAGTACAGCGAGACGGAAAAGATCAACGGCACCCCGCGTGAAGTCTACTACCGCGAAGAAGTCGCTGCCAATTATCCCGACCCCATTCCAGGCAAACCGCAGCCCTCCAAACCGAAGTCCTGGTCTATCCAGCACTGGACGGCTATCTCGCAAAAAGGCGCTCCGCCCAAGCTTACCGACTGGGAAGCAGAGGGCGCACCTATCGCGTGGGAACACCCCTTCCCGCCGATCTTCCACTGTAAAAACCTGCCGATGCCGAACAGCCCGTGGGGTAAACCCGACCTGACGCCCGATTTGATTGGCCTCAACAAGGCGCTCAACCGCCTGCTATCGGGCATCAACGCGACCGAGGGCCTCTATGGGGAACCGCTCTTGTACGCGGTGGATATCGGCAGCTCGACCATCGCCCGTAAACGTGGGCAAGTTATCGAACTGCCACTGCCCACGAGCAAGATCGAAGCGGTGCATATCGTGTCGGAAGTGCCTGCGGGCCTCGCCTTTGCTGCCGACTTGCGCTCCGATATCGATGAGCAGTCCGGCGTGCCAGGCGTGGCCACTGGACGTATCTCCACCATGCCGCGCGGTAACTTATCCGGCATCGCCATTGAACTCTTGCACAGTCCGATCACCAAGAAGACCGACAAAAAGCGCTGTTTGTACGGGGAGTTGATTATCGATGTGAGCCAGGCGCTGCTTGTCTTGAACGGCATGAGTGGCGATATCAAGATCACGCTTCCCTGGGCTAATCCTCTTCCTCACGACGATCTGCCATCGGTGCAATCGGCGATCAGTAAGCGGGAGCTTGGCATCAGCGATACGACACTGCAGCGCGAACTGGGGTACGATCCGGAGGAGGAATGGACCCTCAGTCAAGCGGAAGATGAGAAGAAGTTGCAATCGGCCATAGCCAAGCAGGCCATGCTCCCGCCAGCGCTTCCAGGGGCGCCAGCGCTTCCAGGGCAGCCAGCCGCGCCACCGCCAGCACAAACACCGCCAGCATCACCGTTTCTAGGGAGGCAAGCATGAGCGAATTACCAACCTTTACCGATGAGAAGCTCGGCGAGTATCTCGGCATATGGGATGGACTGATAGCGAAAGGACAGAAACATCTGCTCGATATCACGTTGACGGTGGATTATCTCTGGCCGCGGTACTTCCGCTATACGCTTGCCTATGGCGAGGAGAAACGAGCGCTGACTGAAAGCCAGTCCCATCGCGTTCACACGTGGCTTGAGCGCATAAGGAGCTATCAACCATGACCATCGAAGAGGCCGCCAACGCGCTGTTCTGGTGGCTGGTGCAGCAGGCGGGCTGCGCGTTCCTGGCTGCTACACAAGGGGTGGAACTTGGCGCCTGCTGCTACCGTATTGGCGTGCAGCAACTTGAGCCGACCGAGAAGCGGCGTATCTTTGAGGTCAGGCCACTGGATGTGGCCGATTGTTACATCGTCACTGAAATTTAAGGAGGAACTATGACAGATCTGATTGTCCCCAACGGCGCAGAACCCGCTGCCCAACCGCAACCGCAAACCGTACCACCGCCCAACTACGCAATAACAGAGGGCGGCATGATCATCACGATCACCGTCGCCCCTGGCACCGCGATACAGCACGCTATCCCCGCGCAGGTGATGCACGAGATCAACAAGAAGTGGCGCGAGGTCGAGCTTGCCAACGCGGGGACGGCTGCGCTGGTGGCCGATGTGATGCGCACGAAACGCTAAGTGATAAGTGATTGATATATTTGCTATTGCTTTTGTGGGTGTAGGGCAGCAGGAGGGAGTTGAACCCTCGACACCACACGCGCGATCAGACTGCCCTACCTGGATCCACTCATAGTATAGCAGAAAGTGAGAAATGCTATGGAGCATGTTAAAGGACGGGCATGTATTCGTCTGAGCGACGAAATCGTACAGCTTGCGCCGGTGAAGGTAGAGAAGCCAACGGCGGGCGAGACGGTGTATAGTGTGATGGAAGTCAAAGGGATGTTCGATCTCTTCCACAGTTTCTTGCTCTTGCCAGAGGGCTACACTGTCATTGGGGTCTACTTCGATGTCGTTTTCTACATGTGGTCAATCATTGTGGAAAGTGACGCTATTGCGTTGCCACCGCCAAATGAAATGATTCCGACCATCTGGCCTTCGTATCAGCGTACAGAGGACGGCAAGGTCAGGCTTCTCGGCTTAGAGGGAGCGAAAGGAAGGTGACCGATGAAGACCCGCCGCCTGACGCCATCGCGCGCTCGCATGGCCGCTCGTCTGTGCTGCTGGACGATATCAGTCACCTGGTGACGCGCGCCGAGCAGCACGCCCTCTCCTCCATCAGCGAGTGCTACGAATTGCAGTGCGAAATCCACGAGTTGCAGGCCATCCTGAGCGATTGGGACGCCTATGTGGCGATAGAGATTACCAGGAAGGCCGTGAGTCGCGCGATTGCTGACATACCGGCGCAGATCAGGCGACAGAACACGCGCACGGCGAATTGATAACGAGTGAGCATTGACTTTTAGTGAAAGATAATGTACGATTATGACACAGACACCCTCATCCGGTGGGGGCGCGACGCCTCCCGCCGGATCACCCGCGACGGGTACCCCCGCTCCGGCAGGCGCGACGCCTCCGGTAGCCGCTCTTACGCTTGAGGAAGCGTTGAAGAAGATTGCTGAGTTGGAATTGCACGCCCAAAACAAGACCGAGGAAGCAACTCGCCACGGCACCAAACTGACCGCCGCTGAAAAAGAACTCGCTGCCTACAAAGCAGCAGAGGCGGCAGCAGCAGCAGCGCAGTTGAGCGAACTTGAGCGTGCGCAAAAGCAGGCAGCCGACGCGGTTGTGCAGCAGGAAGCACTCACCAAAGAACTCGAAAATGCGCGTGTGTTTCAAGATGTGACGCGGCTCGCAGTCAAATTCAACTTCCTTGTCTCAGCCGATACGCTCGCTCGTATGCTGCTCCTGGACAGGGCTGCGATTGAATTTACCGAGGGCACACCGCAAAACGTCGAAAAACTCTTAGAAAAGCTGGCGAAAGCCGAGTCTGGACTGGTGAAGCCTACCGACGCTCAGCAACAAGGCACGCCCGCGCTTCCTGGCATGAACCCAGGCAGATCAAGCATCCAGCCGCCTGGGGGGCGCATCCCTGGCAAAATACCGACGCTCGATGATATCGAGTGGAAACGGTAAGACCCTGACCGACTGAACCGCTCATAACTACCGTCGTGAGACAGAAGAGAGAGCATACATCATGACCATTGCAGCTGGGACATTTACCCTGGCCGACTACGCGCTGTACTCTAATCAGCCGAAAGTGCGGGCCGTGGCGATGTCCCTTATCGATTATGGGAATATCGCCCGCGACATTCCCATGGTGACAAAACAAACGCTCATTCAGAGTGGCGTGCGCTTTGAGGGCAATGTGCCCTCCATCAACTGGGCGCCGCTGAACAGTGAGCCGGTCACGGTTCACAGCCAACCAACGCCGTTTCAAGAGCAGGTCTACCTCATGCGCAACAGCGTGGACGTGGACAAATACATCGTGATGGACCAGAACCAGATCACCGATCCCAGGTCCTCGCAGACGAAGATGGTGCTCAAAGCCCTCACCTACGACTTCAACCTCAAGTTTCTCAAAAATGACCACCTCACGGGTGATGCCAACGCGCCGGTCGGGCTGCGCTTCCGTATCGATGACGCGGCGTCACAGAACCGCTACGGCGTGCGTCCCGAAAACAAGATCGACTGCGGCGGCGCGGCGGGTGATATCTCGGCCGCTGGCCTGACCGCCAAAACCGGCGCGATGTTCTTTGAAATGCTGGATTTGCTCCT